ATTCCATCATTGTGGTCAATAAGGAACGCAGTAACCTCACCTCGCGCGCACGTGTACCCATTCTTTTCATCCCATCCACTCTTTGCACTAGAGAACGCAGGGATTTGGTAAAACTTAATTCCGTTGAAATCTTGACTCAACTCATGATGTTTATCACCTGTGAATATGTAATACACCTCGTGATTAGACCATTCATTCTTATATTCCATAGGGAATATACCAGCAAGTTTAGCAGGTTTAATAGAGTCCCCGTGGTTAAACATCATGGCTGTAACACCATAACTAATGTATTTCCTATACTTAGGAGAGCAGTCAAATGACAACCTATCAGTGTTTCTAAAGTAGGTTTTCAGCCAATTGATTAAATGCCATCCTACATACTCATCGTGATTACCAGCCACATACACTATGTCTACATTATCAGCATAGTTTAGAAGCAGGGTGATCATCAATATCTCATGATTGCATATAGCCTCAAATGAGTTATGATAGCTCCCGATGTTCTGTTGAGGGGTTCCTTTAGTTGTAGTTCCTGTAAACTCACTATTGAATTCGTCTGATCCAATAATGTATATCACCTTATTTAAGTTGTTTGAGAGAGCAGCCTGGTTCAGAATTGTCTCTGTTCTATAGGCCATTCTAGCAAATCTTTCTTCAAGGTTATTGTCTCCATTTACATCAGCCTTGTTGTAATGTGCATCCTGTTTATTAATGACAAGAGCAGCATTAGGTTTACCTGACTGTAGTTTTGGGGACATAATCTCCTGAGAAACAGGAGAGTAGGAGCTGAGGAAGTCTATGAAGGAATCTTGAAACAGCTGTTCTTCTTCCTTCTTACCCAACCAGGCTTTCACCTGATAGTGGGGTGTTTCAGCATTTCCCCAGTAGTTTTGGACGTATTTAGTTATCTCCCACTTGCTTGTATCAATCTTACACTTTTCAATCAGCTCATCTAAACTCTTGATTTCTTCCTTACTATTGAAGACCACCTCACCAGTCCCTTTCTGTACATCCTCAAAAAACCTCACAATTTGGTCTTCTAGTTCTCCAATGTAGTTCCCAACCTCTGCATCATTCTCCGCAGTTTCTGCGTTTCTCAACTCTCGCATCAACGCATCCACCTCATCCTCTGTAATGTTTAGTTTCTCTGCGTAGAACTTTTTGCTCTTTTTCCAGTGTAGCATTTGCTCCATCTGGTGCAGAAGGGATTGATTTTCAGGCATTTACGATTTAGTTTAGTTAAAATTGCCATAAAGGTAGAAAACTTTTTGATATTTTCCAAATTATTTTAACCACTTAGGTTAGTGTGGATAACTAAGTTGGTTATAAATAAAAACTCCCCAGGGTAGAAACCCCAGGGAGATGCCCTGTAAAACCAACAAAACAGGGTTTTTGATATTGTTATGAAGGACCTATTGTTGTGGTAGTAGTTGTTGTTGAGCTACTACTAGTTGTAGTGGTTGTAGTTGGGATGTCATTACATCCACATATAGATTGATTTCCTGTAGGTGTACCAGATGCACCACCATAGAACACCACTCCACTACCATCATTACAGAAAGAGTCTATTCCTCCTGACACTGCTGCTGTAAGCAAATTGCCTGTTTGACACTCATACCACTCAGCTGTTCCAGATCCAGTTATACTATATTCTATATCCAAACAAGGATTAAGACACGTTGTAGTGGTAGTTGTAGTTGTTGTAGATGGTTCTTCAGTTGTAGTAGTTGTTGTTGTAGGAGGGGGCACTTCAGTGGTGGTGCTGGTCGTTGTGCTAGTAGAGGTGGAGCTTGATGTAGTGGTAGTGGTTGTACCTGTACAATCCCCATCTGCTGTACAAGGAACAGTGCCTCCTGTAATAACAATTCCATCATCTCCTGTAGGAAGAGTAGAAGAACAAACACTAATACTTAAACCTGGTCCAAGACCTGTAACCGCAGCTTCCTCACTTTGACAAATTTTGTAGTCAAAATTAAGTGTTAACTCTGTTGGATTTTCTATTGTATAGCAGAAACAACTAGGTGGTATTCCCGTAGTAGTACTAGTTGTTGTAGAAGTACTGCTGCTTGTTGTTGTAGTTGTTGTAGGAGGTACTTCTGTAGTAGTGCTTGTAGTTGTAGAAGTTGAGCTAGACGTGCTAGTAGTTGTAGAGGTTGTAGGAGGCACCTCAGTGGTAGTACTTGTTGTAGTACTAGATGACGTACTTGTGGTTGTAGTAGTTGTAGGAGGTATTTCAGTTGTTGTACTTGTTGTGGTACTGGATGATGTGCTAGTTGAAGTGGTTGAAGATGTACTGCTAGTAGATGAAGTACTAGTTGTTGTTGTTGTTGGAGGAGGTTCTGTTGTTGTGCTTGTTGTAGTACTAGTTGAAGATGTACTTGTAGTAGTTGTAGTGCATTCTGGTGTAATACATCTTCCACGTGTAACTATAGTGTAAGTTGCAGTGCCACCAAGACTACTTACTGATATACCATCTGAATTAAAAATACTTTGTAAAGGATTTGGTGCAACATCAATTTCTATATTTTCATCACAACAAGTTCTATAACTTAATGATCCTCCGATTGTTACACTAATAGCCAATTGATCAACACAAGGGCATAATGTAGTGCTTGTTGTTGTAGTGGATGATGTACTTGTTGTACTGGTAGAAGATGTGCTACTAGTAGTGGAAGTGGATGTACTAGTAGAAGTACTGGTCGATGTGCTAGTACTGGTACTAGTAGATGTGCTAGTAGATGTAGAAGTTGATGTGGAAGTTGATGTTGATGTGCTTGTACTAGTTGATGTTGATGTAGATGTTGTAGTTGGAGGACAGCATATATTCAGTTGATTATATATGATGATGATGTCATTTTGAATGTCACAAATCTGATCATCAAGCTTCTGGAAAGCAACTGTTAATGTGTCACACTTTTGAATTCCTGTACAAGGAAGGGTGGGTCCACTATATGCAATGTATTCACTCTGAACACGTTGCACATTACAAGGATCATTACCTGTACAACCACGGTTGTTTACAGATACTCTTGGCGTGCAACAAGGGTTTTGAGGAAGAAACATCATTTTATGTAGAGAGTTTATCTTTATTAGAAAGAACAAGTGTTTCCTGTAGATGTAAGAATTTGTCCAGTGAGTGGATCAAATCCAAATATCGTTTGTATACCAGTCAAGTTTCGGACAATGTAGATATATGGTGTTGTATTAAATGGATTAGTACAACTAGGATCTTGATAAAGTATTGTACCTGTTGTAAATAAATTTCCTTGTTGTACATACAAGTTGTTAAATATAGCACCTGTACAAGTATCTAATAAAACATCAGATAGTTTCACATCCACTGGATACCCAGTGGTTGTACTACTAGTTGTTGTAGTGGTACTGGTACATGGATCACAAGGTCCAACAAGTGTGATAGTTGCTTTTGGAGATGTAGGCACTGTTATACTACAAAAACTAGTTCCGCTATCTGGATCAAGTGTAATTGTTCTTGGTAACTGATCGCAGCAATCTGTCCAATTCACCTCTGTAGAACTTATAAAGCTGTTAAGAGCAGTAAATTCAGTACATGCAATTGTAGTTGTTGTAGTTGTTGTAGAGGATGTACTTGTTGATGTAGTGCTTGTCGTACTAGAAGTGCTACTTGTACTAGAAGTGGTAGATGTTGTACTTGATGTGCTACTTGTACTAGAAGTGCTAGATGTACTTGAAGTGCTAGATGTGCTAGAGGTAGTAGAAGTTGTACTGGATGTGCTAGATGTACTGGATGTAGTGGAAGTTGTACTACTTGTACTAGACGTACTAGTTGTACTGGTTGTAGGAATTGGAATAGAAGTTGTAGTGCTAGTAGTGGTTGTACAACAGTTTTGTACTAGCTGTTGAAGAATAAGAATTTGATCCTTAAGATTACAAATCTGTTCATCTGCCTTCTGAAGAGCCACAGTTGCTGAGTCACAAGTTTGAATGTTTGTACAAGGCAGATTAGGTCCGCTATATCCAACATAATCAGAAGATATCAGATTTGTTGTACAAGGATTTCCTCCTGGACACGGAACCGTGTTTACAAGTGGATTTGATGTATAGCAAGGATTTTGTGGAACGCAAGACATTATGTAAAGATTTTAAGCTATTAAGGAATATACATGATGTAGTAACATCCAAGACCAGGTTGGAAGTTAGGATGACCTAATCCTCCCCCTGTAGAGCTATTGGTAATATTTATACTAATTCCTGTAGTTTTGTTATTAGTGAGACCTACAGTTGCTGCTGTGTTAGTTGGATTCACCAAATTATATCCTAAGTTTCCATCTGTACTGTGCCCACGAGCTATTGGGTGAGTAGCATCTAAAGCCACCCCAGTTTCATCAGGAGGATTAGCTGTGCTTACAGTGAAGTGGGTATGTCCAGGATCTGTTATAACAGGAGCAGCAGTGTGACTGTGAGCAGGGATTTGAGCAGTGGTGAGAGTTATAGTGTTAGTACCAACTGCTCCTAATAATGTGTAGGAAGGATTTCCAGCAACCGAAGGATCAACAGCAGGGTTGAAGGGTCCTCCGCCCATGCCTGTTGTAACACCAACACCTACACGTCCTCTTTTGTCAGGAGTGCCATTGTTACCATTACAAAGATATATCTTCTCAAAAAGACCAACACCTGCACCAGTTACATCAAAGTTACCAGTTATTGTACCATAGTATTCAACAACGGTGAAAGGTACCATTCTGGTATTATACTTAGTGCTAGTGGGGCTAGTTGAAGCTATATAAGCAGCAATAAGTGCGTTGAGTTCAGAATACTTTACATAGTTGGTACTAACGTTTAAAGCAAGAGCATCAAGCTCAATCTCCAATCCACAAATCTTATTGATAGCTGCCTGAAGGATGGCATGTGTTCCAGAAGTGCTAGTTACGCCAGTGAGACATCCCACTGTATAAGGTCCTTCTAGTGCAGCAAAGTCAGCCTCTAGTTCTGTAAGACGTGTGTCTAATTCACAGATGGCTTTAATCAAAGCACTAATAACATTAGGAAGAGTAAGGTCCTCACACTCAACCAGATTTTTATCAACGATTTCACATATAATACTAGGAGCAATAGTTAACTTGATTCCTGTACCATCTAGTGTAGAGACAAGAAATCCAATCAATGCTTGCTCTACATAGGAGAGCGAGTCACCAGTTTTGATTCCCAAAACGGGAACATCAACACCTGTATACTTAACACACTGATCAGAAATAATCTCTGTACATCCGTTATAGCAATTTGAGCAAGACATTTATCTAAATTTTAAAATTTTAACTCTGCTGGCAATCATGTTCACAGTGAACTCAGCATTATAGTTAGGATTGCAATACTTATAAATAAGAATCCTCCTGTAATTCAGGAGGTCCAACATTGTTCCGCCAGGAACAGGTTGGTTTAACATAAATACAACATTGTTGTATAAATTACTAGCCAGATCAGCGAGCTTACAATCTATCTCTGCAATCAGAGATGGAATGCTAGCGCATTCTGGACAATTTGTAAGCCTGGGTGATAACATTTGTTATAATTTTTCGTCCTTGTTTAGTAGCTGCATTACACAACCCACAAAGACCGTTAATCAATTGACATCCACACCCAACATTAGCTCCACAGTTTCTACATTTTGCCATATTAGTAGAAGTTTATTACGTAGTTATTTCCAGAGCAACCGCAGTTGTTTTTAATGAAGTTGTTAAGCATTATGTCTGCTTGGTTGTAAAGTTTCATTGCTTCATCTATAGCACAGTTGTTTGCTGCTGCTATAGAGCCTTGGATGAAGAAATAGATAGAGGTGAGATCCACCTTTGCTTGTGTCTTAATAGCTCTATCACATTCCATCATATCAAGCTTCATAAACGCACCATCAAACTTTTCTTGTAGTCTTTCAACACGCATGATAGATTTCTCTACAAAGTTTTTATATGCAGGTGCCACTGAGTATTTCATAAAATACACACCATCAGGAAGTGGTTGATCCACCCCTGGCGCAGTGATACCCAAATTTGAAGAGTTGAAAATATTAAAGTCGTTAACGCTGAAAGGTCTACTTACAACACCAAAACCAGGAACGTTGATTTCAATTGTAGCTCCAGAAACAACAGGAGGGTTTGTAGGATAGACAGATGCATCAGCAATTCCAAGCGTAAGTGTGTTATACGTAGGAATTACTAGTATGTCTAGTTTCAAGTCTGCCATGTTGTTTTAAATAAATAAGCCAGAGGATCCGAGTTTGTATCCTCTCACCTCTGGCTTAGGTTAATATGAATGTTTCTATGTCTACCCTACTATTACGGAATCAGAGTTGATGTAGTAGTAGTAGTGGAAGGCGGAACAGCAGTGGTGGTAGATGTAGTAGTGATACAAGAGTTATCAGCAGTTACAGTACCAAGACCAGCCTCAAGAACAGCCTCAATCAGTCCACCAATTGGGTTCGCAGAACCATTGGATTGTGTTTGAGGAGTAGCAATGATTACAGTGCTATCTTCCATGATGTAGTCACCCCATTGATAAGTAGATTTGTCATAAGTGTTGAACTTGATGTAGTAAGTGTCATAAGTAACACCATCACTTACCCAGCTTTCAAAGTTCTCGTTATAACCATTCATTCTGTAGAGGTGCTTCAAATATCCAGCCTGATAGCTGTAGAAGTTCTTCTCCAATTGAGCAATCTCAGCAGAAGTACCAACAGCGTAAGAAGAACGCTGAATGATTACAGGAACTGCTGCAGTGTTACAAGCATCAGCAACGATGAAGTCAGCTGTAGTTGCAGGTCCATTGATAATGAATGTACGGAACCACATGCGGTCATACTCGAAAGGAAATGCTGCCACATCACAAGGCTGACCATATTTAGTAAGAGGCTTACCAGTGATACGGAGAACAGCGTTTTGGTCGTTACCAATTCTCTGGAACTCATAGAAGTCAGAGAAAGTGATGTTGTCAGGGTTGTTACCAGGAGCTTGCAACAAGAAGTGATAGATGATGTCATCGATCAAAGCAGGCACATCAACGATAGTGCAAGGATCGCCACCACAATCACAACAAGGAGCATTTACAGTTACTGAACGAGTGAAACCGTTGAAATACAGAGTGTCTAAGTAGCTAGAGTGAGCACGCAAAGTTACAGTGATAACATCACCACACTGTACGTTCCAATCTCCAACCTCTGTAATCTGAGTTACAGGAGTAGGACAACCAACCACTTTGTACCACTCAGTTACGTTGCTATTGCAACCAGATCCTGAAGGACAACCTTTAATCTTATCAGAACGCTTAGAGCCTTGCAGATAAGTATTAGTACGGCCCTGCGCAACATAGAAATAAGGAGCAGCAGCAATGTTTGCAGCTGTGGCAAGGGCGTAATCATTTTTGAAGATACCCACTTGGCCAGCGCTCAAGTTTTGCGTAGATCCAGAACTAGGGAGCGCAGTTTGCCCTACTGGTACTACGAAGAGCGTAGTTAATGAAAAATCAGCCATTTTGTTTTATTTTAGGTGATTAAAAAATCTATTCGTTTGTCTGAATTCTGAATTGTGCACTTTGTACAGCAGATTGATTCTCAGTGTACATTGCAAGGTTTTGTACTGTTAAGTCTAACAGCTCATCCTCCAGATATAGTTCAAGTTCGCAGTCTTGATCAAATGATGGTTCTCCATCTAGCATGATGTATCCTGTCTTGTTTATGTACAAAGGATAACGCATGTAGGACATGTAAATCTTGCTCGGAGTGAAGGTACCATCAGTGAAGATGGATATTTCATCTGTAGAGAGGAAGTTGAAAGTCTCTTGATATTCAAAAGAAGGCTTGTAGTGATCGTTGTTCAGGATGAACTGTAGGTCACCATGTTTAGCCAAATCTCTGTTAATCCAGATCTTTCTGTCCTTACACACCCCTTTGTCAGCTAGTACATATGCATCTATATAGAACATGTACTTAGGAACAAGTAGGTGCAGATTAGCAAACCATTGATTTAGTTCAGCGTTCTTGAGGGTGAGATCAAGAGGTTGACTGTTGTAAGTGACCACTAAGCTTTGGAGGTCCTCATAACGCTTCTTAAAAGCATCGAGACCCATTCCACTTATTACACTAAAACCATCAACCTTTTGTTTTATCAGCTTAATCTGGGCCTCATTGAGAGCCAGAATTTTATCTTCTAAGTTTATCTGCTGGTGTATGTTGGTCGATAGTTTATTTAGTTTTTGGTCAATCTTATATAATAAACTATCTACTGGTATCATACTGCAGCTAATTTC